CTGCCCCCGGCACTACAATCGATCCGGCGGCGATCCCGGAAGCCGTGATCCGGTTTCTCGCAAGTCTGACCGTCACCCAGGGGCCGCTGTCCGGGGAACCGTTTGAGGTTCTGCCCTGGCAACGCGCCTTCATTACCGGCGCGTTCGCCCCCGGGATCCGGGATGCGGCCCTGTCGGTGGCACGGGGCAACGGCAAGACGTCACTTCTGGCCGGGATCGCCCTGGCCACCGTTGCCGGCCCCTTGCGTCAGGATCGGGCGGAGACGGTGATTGTGGCCGCAAGCTTCGAGCAGGCCGCGCTCTTGTTCGATACCGCCCTGGCCTATGGTCAGGGCCTGATGTCGCCGCTGTATTTCCGCATCCTGAACAGCCAGAACAGGCGGCAGATCGAGCATCGGCCCACCGGTGCCCGCGTCCGCGTGATGTCGTCGGACCCCAAGCGCGCGCATGGGATCGCGCCGGCCCTGATCCTGGCCGATGAACCGGCCCAGTGGCCCACATCCGGCGCAGAAGCCATGGTCGCCGCGCTCCGCACGTCACGCGGCAAGATCACCGGCTCCCGCTTTGTCGCGTTGGGAACCCGCGCGGCGCGCGCCGATCACTGGTTCTCACGCATGCAGCGCATGCAGTCCGAGGCGGCGTTCATTCAGGTCCACGCCGCCGACAATCTCGAGGCGTTTGACGATCCCGCGCAGTGGGCGATGGCGAACCCGTCTCTTGACGCCATGCCCGAGCTGCGCGCCACGATCGCGGATGAGGCGAAAGAGGCCGCGCTGGACCCCGCACTGATGGCCAGCTTCCGGGCCTTGCGCCTGAACGGTGGCGTCTCCGATGTGGCCGATCGTGATCTTGTCGTGACGCCCCAGGTGTGGACGCGCTGTCTGTATGGCAAGGAAGCCGCCGCCGATGGGAAGACCACATGGGGTGTGGACCTGGGATCGGCGCATGCGCTTTCCGCGCTGGCTTGCGTGTGGGAGACCGGCCGGCTTGAGAGCCTTGCCATGTTTGGCCGCGAACCCAGCTTGGAGGAACGCGCGGCCCAGGATGGCAGCGGCGATCTTTACAAGCTGGCCATGCGTGAGGGCGAGCTGCTGATGTCTCAGAAGCGCATCCCGCAGGTTGCCGAGCTGTTCGGCGAGGCCGCGCGGCGGTGGGGCATGCCCGATCGCATCGTTTGCGACCGGTGGCGCATCGCCGAGCTGCGGGACGCGTTGCAGGACGATCATTTGCCGTGGCGACGCGTCGAGCTGATCCCGCGCGGCCAAGGGTTCAAAGACGGTGGACAGGCTATTCAGGCATGGCGGAAGGCCACCGTCTCGGCGCGGTTGCGCCCGGTGCCCCCGGCCCGTCTCCTGACGTGGCAGCTTGCCGAGGCCGTCACGTGCTGTGATCCGGCCGGCAACGAAAAGCTGGCCCGCGACACAGAAGGTGGCCGGCGCAAGCGGTTGCGTGACGACATGGTTGCGGCGGCGTTGCTGGCGACCGAGTTCGGCATCCCGCCGGAGACCGAGCGCAAGGCGCGCCGGCCGCTGATTGCGGTGGCCGGATGATGGCCGGCCGCGTCGGAAAACGCGTCTACCGGTCCGCCGAGTGGCGCGCCGTCCGCTTGCGCGTCTTCGAGCGTGACGGGTGGAAATGCACGGTCTGTGGCCGGCGCGGTCGGCTTGAGTGTGACCATCGCCGCCCGATCGCCAAGCGTGGCGACTGGTTCGACCTGGCCAACTTGCGCACCGTGTGCCGAGGCTGTCACATCAAGCTCACGGCGCAATCGAACCGCCGGGAGCTGGTCACCAAGCGCGCCGAGCTGCGCAGCCTTGCCCTTGGAGTTGAGTAGTTGCCCGTTCCCCTTACCCGCACCGATTACCGGCTGGATAAGCTGGTCACCGTCTCCACCATCGGGCTTCCGCCGCAATTCCACGTTGACAGCGTGGACGCCCAGGGGGTTCACGATCGCTCGCTGAACGCCTTCGCGGTGGGGAACGACATGACCCCCGGTGACAACTGGATCGTCGCCGTGGTCTACCGCGACAGTCAGGCGGAGCATCTGACGCGCGCCTATTGGGAAGCCGGGACGATCTTCGACATTCAGGTGCCGGCTTCCATCGATCCCGCGCAACCGGTCTACCGTGGCATCCGCGTCAAGCAGTTCGGGCCGTTCGCGGCCGACAGCCGGTTCGCCGGCACCACGCAACCCATCCTTGCCGCCGATGGAAGCCGGCTTGAGGGCTACCGGCGGAACCTGTTTGTCAGCACGTTCTACGCGCGCGTAGAGCTTGACCCCGCCACCATCGGCGGCTTGCCCCTCGCCGGGATCGCCGCCTATGGCGATCTTGGCTTCGCATCGTTCGACCCCACCGCAACCGCGCTGGCCAGTCTCGGCTTTACGCGCAACGTCTTCGTTCAGATCGTGAACGATGTGTCGTCCGCCACCGATGATGAGGGCGGCGCGTTGCTGGATCGGCAAGTCACCTTCGTTACCCGCCAGCAACTCGCCGTGGGCGAAGTGATGGAACTGGATCACGTCGCCCTGGGGATCACGAGTTCCGAACCTATCGCCCGCACCGGGTTTTGGGAATGCGTCGCCAACGGCGTCTACGACATCCCGACGCCGGCGCGAACCGGGCCGGTCTAGTGGCCTGGAACCGTGCGGTCTATCGGGCGATCCTCCCGCCCGAACCCGCCGATCCCGCCGGCCGCGCCACCTGGCGGGAAGCCCGCCGTCAGGTGGCGCACATCCTGCGTTCAGAGGGCCGGAACATGGTCCGCGAGGCCAAGCGGCGCGCCCCCAGGCGGCGCGGCAGCGGCAAGCTTCGGCGGCAAATCCACCTTCGCATGACCGTGAAGGGCCGCGAGGTCACCGCCTCGGTGCTGTCCGCGACGTTCTATTCCGCGCCCACCAACGCGCGCGGCCGCACGGCCGGCTGGTGGGACAGTCTGCGCTGGCCTGAAAGCGTGGACGTGCGCGCGATCGATGCGTTCGCGTCCACGGTTGACATCGGCTCCTACATCAACGCCCGCGATCAAGCGGCGCGGCGCATCGAGGGCGGCTTGTCCCGGCTGAACCTGTTCGATGCATTGTTTGGCCCGGATGGGACGTCTACGTTCCGATACACCATCCGGGTTCTTTGAGTGTCGCACTGTGGATCCACAGTGTGACACTACCCGCCGAGGCCTCGCCGGCCTCACATCCCCAGGAGTAAAATCTTGAGAACATCCCAAACGCTCATGCTTGAGATGAGCGAGAAGCGTGGCGAGCTGGCCACGGTGACCGAGACGCTGAACGCGTCCGCCGCCGCTGGCAGCGAACCCGCCGCGGAAGACGTTGGCAAGGCCGACGGTCTCACGCGTGAAATCCGCGCGCTGGAAGTCCGCTACCGCGCGGCCGTGCTGAAGGAAGAGGAGGAGGACCGCGCGGCGGAAGCCGGCGATCCCAACGCCCCCAACGCGAAGCTTGCCGAGCTGCGCGCCAAGTGTTCGGTCACCGCCTTCATGCATGAAGCCGTGAGCGGTAACGAGACGGCAGGCCCGGAAGCCGAATACCGCGCCGAGGTGTTGGGCGACGCGTCCGCCGCCGGCTTCGTGCCGATCGAGTTCTTTGCCGGCCGTGAGGATCGCGCCGAGACGCGCGACACCGAACAGCGCGCCGTGACGCCGGTGGCCGACAGCGCGACCGGTCTCGGCAGTCAGGCCGACATCCTTCCCCGCATCTTCACGCGGTCGGTTGCGGCCGGTCTCGGCGTCGGCATGCCGTCCGTGCCGATGGGTGTGCGCACCTGGCCGATCATGACCGGCGGCACCACGGCGAGCATGCAGGCCCCGTCCGGCAAGCAGGAAGCCGTCGCCGGCCAGTTCAAGGGCGAGACCCTTGGCCCGGTCCGTCTCACCGGCTCCTACGAGTTCCGCGTTGAGGACCTGCAATTGCTGCGCGGTCTTGAGGACGCCTTGCGCCGTGACCTGCGCATGGTGCTGTCTGACAAGATGGACGATCAGGTGATTAACGGCGACGGCAACGCCCCGAACGTGCCCGGCATGATCGGTGCCAACGGCATCCCGGCCGGCCCCAACGCCGCCGCCGCCGCCGCTGGCTATGAGGTCTTCGTGCAGGCGTTTACGGGCGGCGTCAACGGTCTCTACTCGTTCGGTCTCGGCGACATCCGTTCGGTGTGGGGTGCGGAGACCTACCAGCACGCGGAAACCCTTTACCGGGCCAACAACACCGACGACACCGTTTACGCGGTGATGCAGCGGCGGTCCGGCGGGATCCGCGTCACGAACCGCATCGCGGCCGGGAAGGTGCAGGATGCGATCTTCGCGCGCGCGGCGTTCCCCGGCACCACGGCCGTCGCCCCGGTGTGGTCTGCGGTGCAGATGATCCGCGATCCCTACAGCCTGGCCCAGCAGGGCGAGGTCCGTATCACGATGCTGATGCTGTGGAACTTCAAGGTCATTCGGCCGGATGCGTTCTACCGCCGCAGCATCAGGAACGCGGCATAGAGCATGCCGGGTTCCACGCCCGTCGAGAGACGGTGCTTCGAGTTCCGCGTCGCCGATGGCGGCGCGGAGCTTCCCGTCTTGGAGGGGATCGCGTTGCCCTATGGCCAGCGTGCCGAGATCGGCCCCTTCTCCGAGGAGTTCCGCGCCGGTGGGCTTGAGGCCGGCGACGTGATCGCCAACGTGCTGCACGACGATCGCCAGCTTCTCGCCCGCACCGGCGGCGGTCTCACGTTGACCGATGGCCCTGACGCCATGCGCGCGCGGATTGAATTGCCCGACACCACGGCCGGCCGCGACGCGGCCCAGCTCGTGCGGTCCCGCGTGCTGCGCGGCTTCTCGGTTGAGTTCCGCGCCATCGAAGAGGATTGGCAAGGCACCCATCGCACCGTCTTGCGCGCGCGCATGACCGGGATCGGTGTGGTTCACCGGCCGGCGTATTCCGGCGCGGTGCTGGTTGAGGGCCGTTCCATCGACACCGCCGACTGGATGGCGACGCGCGGCGGTCTCTTGCGAAAGGTGAGAAGATGGCGGTCTCTGTAGCCGACGTTGCGCTTGAGCTGCGCTTGATCGCGGCCGCTGATGATCCGGTAGCACCGGGCCATCAGTCCATTCTTGGCCGTCACATCGCCACGGCCGCGCAGCTTGTGAGCGAGCGCACCCGCGAGGCCCCCGAGGACTTGCAGGACGCGGCCGTGCTGTCGATCGCCGCCTATCTGTTTGACAAGCCGAGCGCGCCCGGTGGCCGGTCATTCAGTCAGGTGTGGTCGAACAGCGGCGCGGAGATGATGCTGTCCCGCTACGTGGTTCGCCGCGCCCGCGTGATCGGCACCACATCCCCGACCCCGGCGAGCGGCACCGGCACCGGTGGCCCCGGCGTGGATCAGGTCGCACGCGACGCGGCGGCGGCGGCGCGCGCGATCGCGGATGGCGCGCAGGAACAGGCCGACGACAACAAAGCCGCTATCGGCCAGCTTTCAAGCGGCAACGTGGATGCCACGGCGCGCGCGGCGGCGTCGCTTGCGTTGGACGAAACCGGCCGCAACAAGCAGGACATCATCCTCAACAGATCGAAGCTTGTGGACAGCGCGCCGGCCGTCAAAGGCATCGCCGCCGGTGCCGACGCCGGGATCGTGGACGCCGAGACCGGCGGATACTTCACATGGGCGGTGGCCAGCGTCACGCGGCTTGTGGAACGCATCGTGCCGGCATGGGCGAGGCAACCGAACCCGCCATCCGGCGGCGGCGGTGATGCTGGCCTGCAAGGCCGCGTGCTCGGCACCTTGGACGAAAAGGCATTGGATGAGGCCGGGATCGCGGCCGCGCTGAACGCCCTGTTCTACGGCCGCACGGCGGAAACCCGCGCCGTGGCCGGTGACCTGGCCATCACCTACAAGCTGGCAAACCGCCGGAACGCGTCAATCGTCCATATCCGCGAGTTCAGGCTTGCCAAGCCCGGCGGCGGCGCATGGGAGGCGGCGGAACGCTGGCCGGTGACCGTGGCATGGTCTCCCGGTGACAAGCTCCCGGCGTATGCGCAAGCCGAGACCCAGGGGCTGTTGTCGCGTGCCGGCAATCTCTTTTGGCAGGTCCTGAACCTTGTCCCGAACACACCCGGCGACGCGTCAGGCGTGGGGCACGTGCTTGCGGCCACCGGCGAGAACGATCGGGACTATGCCTTCCGTGGCCTTCCCGCCCTGTTGAAGCTGGCCAACAACGGCGGCTTGGAGTTCAACGGCGGGGAATTGCAGACCACGCCATCACTGGTTGCAGCGGCG